CCACTCATGTGTTTCTCCTTGTTTGTATTTGGAAATTATTATAAAGAAACGTGCATGGATGTTCAATTAAACTATGGTAAGCGCACCTACCAAAACATCTGCAGCTGTAGAGAACTCGTTAAATGCAATAGAGAGTGGAAGATAAAGTCCCATTGCAGAAACACTAATAAGAAAAGCATACTCAACAGCAGTAAGGCCTTTCTGGTCTTTTAAAAACTTTCGATATTCGAACATTGTTAATCCTTTAGATTGAGTGCTAAGTATATCCAACAATCGCAAAGTGTTTAACATAAGCGTTTAATATTTATTTACCAGTGTGATTACATACTAGAATGATATCTATACAATGGAATGGAGTAACATAAATGGCTGAATTATCTTTTCGTAGCGCCGGGGTCAATACAAGAGAAATTGATCTTAGTGGTCCTACACCAACAGAGCCTCAAGGAACCCCGGCAGTAGTAATTGGAACGTCGGTTCGAGGACCCGCTTTTGTACCAATTACATTTGCTTCGTACCCAGGATTTGCAGGTGTCTTTGGTGCGACCGACGGTGAAAAATTTGGTCCATTAGCTGTACAGCAATGGATGAAGAATAGAGATGCAGGGACTTACCTTAAGGTTCTTGGGGCAGGTGATGGTAAGATCCGCACAAACGCGGGCACTAATGCCGGTAAAGTAACATACGCAGGATTCGTTGCTGGTTCTCAATTGCCTCAAGCAAATGGCATCGTCGGTGCCAATAGCCACGCTTATGGCACATTGGGCGGTCGGTCGTATTTCCTAGGCGCGTTTATGTCGGAGTCTGCTGGAAGTACGGTGCTGAGTAGTGCAGGAATGCCGGCCTCTTTCACTGGTGCTGATTCGACACGGGCGGGATTAACAATTACGATCGAAGGCACAGTTGGCGACGTGCAGACCCTCACGATAACCGATTACCTCGGCAACAGCGTCGCTTATACGGCCGATGGCACCGAAAATTTGGCCTCGGACCCACCGCAGTTCAAACGCGGCGGCACCGTGGATCAGAATGCCAACTCTCTCAAAGCTTGCATTGAGTCTGCAACTTATGGTCATGGTCAACTATACGGTTCACTCACTGTTGACGCGGCAGCTGCCGGCGGCGTGATTAAAGTGCGTCAGGTAGGTGGAGGTACCCGAGGAAACACTGCATGCGATGCCAGTAGCGTTACTAATCTAAGCGTTGAGGGTACGACTGACGGGACTGCTAACCAGTTCGATGGTGGTGCAAATGGTAATGCTGCTGCACACCCGATCATCCGAGGAGTACTCCTTGCACCCGATGGGGTCACACTCACGCTTTCGTCTAGCGTTGTCTCGCACAACTCAGCTTCGGCTATCACAGCAACTGCAGGTGTATATGCTAGTAAGCCTGACAGCACAACTGATTCATGCGGCGGAGCGTTAATCGGGTCCGTTGATATAAACACTTCAGAATTTGTCATGTTATTAAATGGCTTGAAACAAACCGACAGCGAAGGCAAGAATGTCTTAACCGCTTCTTTTGATCCGGCTGCGACGAATTACTTTACCAATGTTTTCAACACAGACCCACTTAAGATTGAGTCTAAGGGACATTACCTCTATCGTCATTATGACATCTATAATGCCGAAGCAGTAGTAACTGCCTCCGGCCTTCAGGGAATGAGCCTCACTGTTAATGCATCAAATACGGCTTTAGAGGAAGCTGCCTTTATTTTAACCGGTGCTGCAGGTAGAAATGCTGGATCTTCGACACAGCCGAATTATGAAAACTTTGAAGATCGTTTTAGGACTGCATTTTCACCATGGATTATTTCACAGAAATTTGGTGGAGCCGCAAAGAACATTTTTAAGATTCATTGCTTAGATGACGGTGTTTATCCAAATGATAAATTAAAGATCTCTATAGAAAATATCCAAAAGTCCATCAACCCGAATGAAAAATTTGGTAAGTTTGATCTTGTTCTTAGAAAGTTTGGTGATGATGATAGGAACATACAGGCCCTTGAGTCATATCGAGGATTATCACTCGATCCTGAGTCTACACGATATATTGCTCGTGTGATAGGTGATATGAATACCTACTATGATTTTGACCAACGTCCTGGGAGTCAAAAGCTAGTTACTGCCGGTAAGTTTCCGAACGCGTCAAACTACATTCGAGTCGAAATGGCAACCGAGGTTGACGATGGCGAAATTAGCCAGAATGTATTACCTCTAGGATTTCGCGGCCCACACCATTTAGTAACATCAGGTACAGACTCTTCAGGCAATCGTTTGCTTGTTTCAACGTCGTCAATTACACCAAGCGATGTTATGTATGTATCTCAATCGCAGTGGAAAGATAGGGCAATTGAACCGCCCGTGCCGTTCCGCAAAAATGTTGCGGTCGGTACCGGTATCTCGAAGCAAAGTGATGGGCAACTTTATTGGGGCGTGCAGTTTGAGCCGGTTGATAAGTTGACTGAACCAAATAAGAATGATTCGCCTATATTACAAAAGTCACCCATCGAATCCTTTACAAATTACATGCCAATGTTTCATACAAGCTATAGAAACCCATGGGTCGGAGACAATGCGGGAACTGCAGACGATGGTGGAATAGTTCTTGATAGTGATATTTTTAATAATAATAAGTTCACACTAGAAAACGTACAAGTCGCAACAAACTCTAGCGATGTCGTTGATTCAAAAGAATGGCAAGCCGCGACCTACCAAAGAGATGGTTCACTTGCTTCATCTGTGACAAAGGCTGATGGTACCACACAAACCGGTCGGTTCCTCGATGTCTCAAAAGACTTTGGCGACCTTGCCTCAAAGGGATACTTCAAGTTCTCGCTATTTACACAGGGTGGGTTCGACGGTATCAATGTCTTTAACGAGGATAAAGCAAGATTACTGGATCCTGCGATCAAATTAGAAATGGGTGATACAACAAACCAGGGTGGCACCAGTGGACCAACAATCTCTGCGTATCGTAAAGCAGTTGATATATTGAAAGAAAAATCCGATACAGACTTTCAATTGTTAGCCATTCCAGGCATTCGCCAGACGCAGGTAACGGACTATACAGTCGAAGCGATTGAAGATAGGTTCGATGCATTTTATGTAATGGACATTAGGCAATTTGATGAATTGAATCTGGAAATTACTGGCTCATCATCAGGACAGCCAAGTGTAACATATACAGTTCAGAACTTTAAGAACCGGGGATTAGACTCTAGTTTTGCCGGCGCCTTCTTTCCAGATGTTACCGTTCGTGATTCGACAACGAAAACAAATGTGACAGTACCTCCAAGTGTAGCAGTCCTAGGAGCATTCGGTTTAAATGATAGGGTGGCACATCCTTGGTTTGCCCCTGCGGGTTTCGCCAGAGGTGCACTAGATGCCTCCCAGGTGAATGTGAGAACAAATCGAAACAACCTTGATGAACTTTACGATGCAAAAATTAATCCCCTCGCGGAATTCCCTGGTCAAGGTGGCCCAACAATTTGGGGACAGAAAACACTCTTGGCGAAAGCGAGCGCGCTGGATCGTATTAATGTTCGAAGGTTATTAATTGAGGTTCGCCGGCAGGTTAGAAATATTGCAAGAAAATTCATCTTTGAACCGAATCGGGAGAAGACGTTGGCTCGTTTCTCGGGTGCCGTTAATCCAATTCTTAATAGGATTCAGCAGCAGCAAGGCTTAGATCGATTCATGGTACAGATTGATACGTCGACGACAACACAGTTAGATGTCGATAACAATACCGTTAGAGGAAAGATCATGTTACAACCCACAAGATCTTTAGAGTTTATTTCTTTAGACTTTGTCGTCTCGAACGCTGGTACAGAAATCTAATAAGCTGAGTGCAAATCCTACAAAATTATGGTATAATATACATGTAGCTAGGGTAGCACCGACGTGTCAATATTTGAGTCAAACAATCTTGTGAAATGTACCGAAACCGGAAGGATGGGTATTATTATCAAGATACGCAGAGGTTTAGTGGCAACCATGATTCTTGTACAATGGAATGGGACCACTCAAACAAACTGGGTAGATGCTTCGGAACTTGAGCTGATTAACTAATCAATTACTTCTTTGCTTTGGTAATCGTGCCTCAGGACCCTTATCGGATAACATTTGTTGGATTTTTTCTTGACCAATTGAATTTTGAACCGGTTGCTTAACAAAAGCCAAAGCGGCCTTTTCAATCTCCTCAGGAAGAGGGCCATAGACGGTATTGTCTACAATAATAAAGTTCTTTCTTCCAAACAGCGTTTGGAATGATCCCATGTTTTGCTGGACATCTTGCCATATCTCTTCTACAAGATCATCAGGTAATTTTCTATCTCTTTTTCTATTTCTTTCTTGGGCTACTTCTAATGATGTATTAACGAAGAGCATCATTGTATCATACCCCAGATCTTCCATCACAGCTTTCTTTTCGGCAATTTTTGCATAATCATCGCCGGTGCCATCAACAACAATCCCCAAGTTTCCCTGTAGGTATCCTGCCCTTTGTGCATCACGTAAACGTTTGGCTTTACTTCTAGGTGAAGATTTACCAACAGTAAGTTTTTCGAATTCTTCAGGAGATATTGTGCCCAAGTCTGCAGGATCAACACCGGCTTTTTTAAGAAACATTTCAAATGCCGGATCGGAGTTTACCAGCTTTAATCCTGATGCAGTAGCTGTAGCTTGGGCAGCATTGACATCTCCGCCAAAGACAGCTTTTGCAGTATGTGACTTACCGCTTCCTGGGCCACCTGCCATGAACACGGCCTTGAAGATACCTGGATCATAAACACCTTCTTTTAAAAGCTGTCTTATGTATTTTCTTAAAATCGATTCTGCTAGATTCATTAGGGGTCTCCGAGTATTGATAAATATAAAATTAAATGCAAAGTTTTAAAACCTAAGATATAATAAGGCGGTAGGAAAAATAGTCATGACCGAGTTGGTTTATTCATTGTATATGCTTTACGCTTTTGAAGAAGGGATTATCCCTCTACGTAACTTTGACGCGCCGAGATCCCCGGAAGAGGTACGCGCTGATCTTGCAGCAATGTCACCTGAGGATGCAAGAAAGGCAAAGAGGAAGTTTCGAAAGATGTGGCGAAAGCACGTGAAGACTCGGCCATCACAACAATCACGAAAAGATGCCGTTGATGACTTTCTCAAGTCTAGGGCAATGATGACACTCTTGGGTCAACAACTCAAAGATTAATACGATTCTGCGTACTTTATATTTTGAGCTCGTATTTTAATATCTGGATATTTCGCCTTAAGCTCTAGAACAGCAGCGACATTGCCTTCACTATCATCAAAGAAGCGAACGTCTTGAAATCCGTATGATCCTATTTGTTGATCTATCCAGTCCCTCTTGTCAGCAGGATCACTACTTCCTAATGTTACAATTTCAATATTGGAAGCCCCACCTAAAAGCTCATCTAAAAAGCCTTGAATGCTTGATTGTGCCCTCTGGCCCCTGCTGGTAAGAATTGCAATCTTTCGATCACCAGGATTTTTTAATTCTGCATTTAAAATCTTTGTCAAAATTTGTGTTACTTCAACCACAGCACGGGGATTAATCACATCTTCAAATTGTGAAAAATCAAATTCATCACCAGGTTCTGGTTTATAGCTATTAAATTCGGCTGGTGTTAATAACTCGGAGGCCCCATCTGTATGTTGTACAAGGACCATTGAATCACTAACGGCCAAGGTATCATCAAAATCAAAAACCCTAAGTTTACTCATTTGAGAAGCTTCCAGCACCAATCGTATGTATCGTCTTAATTCTTTCATGCATATAAATAGTATAAAAACTTTCATATTTTTTTTGTAAAAGTCTAAAACAGTTGTTAAATATAACTTGCTTGATACACAAAAGAGGAGTTAAGCATATGAGAACACTAACTATGATTGCACCCATCGCATTGGCTTTGTCACTTATCGCTTGTGGCGAAAAAGAATGTGACACTGCTGATACCGGCGCTGAGTGTGCTGAGGAGACAACAACCTCATCCACTACAACTACGGAGACGGGTGCTACAACTGGTACAACCGGCACAACCGGTTCTACTTCTACTGGAACTACTACTACTGGAACTACTACTACTGGAACCGGTACTACAGGCACTACTGGAACCGGCACTACTGGAACGGGTACTACTGGATCGTAATAACGGTCGTACCCTTAACTCGGTTGGTTAGAGCAACTATGACTAATAATTGCTTGTCGGTTCAAATCCTTCAGGGTACATATTTTGTATAAAATTTAACAAAAAGGAGATACCATGGGTATCAGTGAATTTGCTTGGGGAGTCGTTGTTGGCGTCGCAGCTGGACCATTTGTTTGGTCCGGGCTTAAGTGGTGTTACACGAAGTTTTCCGAGCTTACATCAAAGTAAAAAAAACTAATCTGGTTTTTTTAAGGGCACCTGCAATTGCAGGTGCCTTTTTACTTTACATCCTCAATAATGTTAACCTGATCCAATTAGTAGCTTCTTCTTTGCTTGAGAATTCAAGTAGTGGAGTAGATTTATTCATTTTAGAAAGTGATACTGCGGCAACATACTTTCTGTCGGTGATACGCTTAAGAAGATACTCAGGCTGGATCGACTCAACTGCGATTTCCTCACCCTCTTCCGATGCTTCTTCCGGTTCTTCACTTTCCTCTGTAACCCACTCATCTTTCATTAAAATTTGGTAACTTGCTAATAAACCGAAGATAGCAGGAAGTAAAACCTTCGAAACTGAGACTGCGGTACTAACAACTTTCGTTCTATTATTTGCTATTAATGTGCCTAATGCTTCTATTGCTTTCTTTTTTACAGCATCTGCCATGATACCTGAGGGCCCGGTGATTGCAGCGGATGCAACGGTTCCAGCAGCTGCACCAATTTTGCCTAATGTACTTTCTGGCCCAGCATCCCCTGACTCAGGAGGATTTTGAATTGTTTCGATGGCATTCTCAACCCAATCAAATGCTTCATTGAAAAAGGCCTCCGTCTTTGCTGGATCTATGATTGTATCTTTAAATTTACCTAGCTTATCCATGATACCTGTAATCATTGAATATGCATTTTCAGCAACTGATTTTAAGAGAGCTTCTGCACCCTCTGCAACTGCAGTACCTATAACTGCATCAGGAATTAGTAACTTTAACGCATCAGTAACTGTATCAGCTAATTTTGATACAAACTTATAGATTGCATCTTTTGTTTTTTCCAACATATCTCTTGCTTTATCGCCGAAATACTCACTAGCACTTTTCCAAATATCTAATACGTCTTGATAAAATGCATCAAACCCACCAGATAATGAAAGATTTAAAACCTTACTTACCAGATCTTTTACTTCGCCGAACTTATCAGCTAAACCATTCACTGCTGACACGGTGCTGGCTACACCCTCGGCAGTAAAGGCTGCATCAACAATCGTTTCTAAGATAGGTGCTGCAGGAGCCCCCGCGATCGTTGCCGCAGTGCCGTACTCAACAACTGCTGATGTAACAAACTGTATGGCATCTTTTGCCAGATCGACAACGCCTTCTTGGAGCACATTATGTGATCCCGGTGGCAATAAATGATAGTTTGTCAGATAAAAACCATCGAGAGCGTATTGTTGTGGTAAAGTCATATGACTAAGTATGGTCCAGCGATATACTTAATTGCAATGTCCTATTATACACAAAAATTAGGGCAAACAGTGACCAGAACACGTAAGAACCGAGGATATTGAAAAATGTATGTTCTATTGTTATTATTCGCATGTGCTAATCAGCCGGCTAAACCTGGGCCGGTAGCTGATATTTATGTAAAGAACTCTATCAAAAAAGAAAGATTAACCTCTGAAAATGTTCCAGCGGAACATACACGGTTAGAGGATACTAGTAATGCTGAAAAGAAAACGAAACTATTGTACTCTATACACGAAGACGAAACAGAAACATGCAGTTCTTACTTAGATCATTACTATCAACCATCTCTAAACTCAAACGAATGTCTCGAGTTGAATACGATCCGGAAATAGTCGCACAGATAGTTAGGGTTGAAAAAGAAGCCAAGCGATTAAGTCGACTTATTTCGATCAAAAAATAGTAAATAAAATTTGTACATTCATAGATTAGCTCCTATTGTTTATAGGTTAAATGAATTGCCTTAGGGATTCATTTAGCTTTTAACACTTGCTAAAATAGGAGAAACAATATGACTAGCGCACTAACTACGTTCCACCACCCAAATTCACGGATACCAAGCTTGCTTGGTGGTCGGGTCTTTGATGATTTTTTTGATAACTTTTTCTCGGATCTTCCCGCACAGATTCAGCGATCAACACAGGGATATCCTGTTGCTGACATTTATAAGAGCGATGAGGGAGAAACGATGATGGAGTTTGCTTTGGCTGGATTTTCTAAAGATGATCTTTCAATCTCCATTCAGCCTGAGAAACGCAGTATTACTGTGTCTGCATCCACGGAAGATGCGATTGATGAAAACAGTTCAAGACGTATTGCACGTCGTAACTTTTCTAAGACATATGTCAATTATGATAGTAATCTTGATCTTGCAAAGGCCGAAGCTAATTTCGAAAACGGACTTCTTACGGTAAGGGTACCAGCCCGCGTTGAAGTCAAGCCTGTTGAGATTAAGATTCAGTAACCTAACTTAAGGTTTCTGATTCTAGGCGCTCGGGTCATTGAGACCCGAGCGTTTTTTATTTCTTGATTGTTTCGAATAGTTCATGGACGGCAGTAACTGGGGTGCCGATCCCTACATTTTCTATTCGGCTAATCGCACTATGGATAATTCCTACAATTTCATTTTCTTTATTTAAGATCGCAGCGCCGGAAGTACCCGGTCTTGTTGGCATGGAGACCAGAATATCTCCTTCGGAATCAAGTCCGGCATAGTAGCCATCAAATCCTAAAACTACCCCTGGCTCAAATATTCCTAAAGGAGCCGCTACCATATAGAGCGATGAACCTTGTTTTGGTAATTTCTTTGCAAGTTTAGCTGGGGGTGATACCCATTTATTTTTTGATTTTAAAATACAAATATCTTTAGGGATATTAACGCCTAATATTTCAAACTCAGATTGATTGCCGAAATATCCATGACCCTTTAAATGATTTGTAATTGTTCCAATACCACTTAATGATGACAGGTACGGATCATAGTGTTGTGGTTGACATACATGACCTGCCGTCAAAACGTATGTGGCCCCTTTTCGTTTTATGGTCATTCCGGAACCCATCGCAGAATGAAGAGTTTCAGACGTTTCTGTGCACTCACTTTGTTCATCGCCGCATATAGATGTAAACTCAACAGCCGTCTCTATGAAGACAAAAGACTTCGAAGCTTTTGAAATTCTATGTGAAACAAGTGTTTTATCAACTATTGGCGATTGGGCGCTCTCATTGTTTGTA